CAGGATATGTACTATCAAGCACTACACTTGAAGCTCCATTAACAAAAGATAAATTAGCACTAGAACTAGCGGTTAAACTTTTAATAAGCACCATTGAACCAAGATTAACTGAAAATGCTCCAGCGTTAGCAATAGTGGTTCCGTTAGATATAATCGCCATGATTAAACCTCTGTCAGATTGAACTTGTATTTTTTACCGTTAAGTCTGTTTAACAAGAACAAGTCGTCTGAACCCTCTTGAATGGTCCATGAACCTCTTGATCCATCAACCTCATTATCTCTTGTTTTAGTATTATTTAAATTTATATCCCCAGTGTATATATCTCTCCACTGTTTAGATGAAGAACCAAGATCATGTGTATCATCAGCAGCAGGTAATATGCTACCAGTAACAATAACTCCAGTAGATGCTGTTTCAAACTTTTTACTGTCATCATGATAGAGTTCTACTGAACCATCTTCAGTGTATAATGATAAAGTTTCTGAACCATGCTGAAATCTTATTGCTGAACCATTTGTTTTAAGTCTAAGTTCTCCAGTACCTACGTCTTCAACATAACTATGATTTGTGTCGTGATATATTTCTAAATCACCACCAGTACCAAAGATAGCTTTACCATTATCAGCTAATTTTATATCATGATTAAATATAGCTGTACCCGCATCACTACCATCAAGAGTAAGCATAGTAATGTCAGAACTATCATCAGTGCCTTTAAATATAATATCAGTGTCATTAGCAGCTGCATCAATTGTGATATTACCTGATGAAGTTGTAATGTTAACTGCAGCATCACCAGCTGTAATATCGTCTGCTGCTGAAGATGTAGATAAACCAGATTGAAAATATGTTTTAAACGTAGCGGCACTAGTCATTCTCATTGTGCCATTATCATTGTGAAGAATACCATCGGCATCTGCAACTGCTGTGGTACCCCTTGCAGTTCCACCATCTATTAAATTAATTTCTGCTGCTGTTGTTGTTACTCCATCTAAAATATTTAACTCTGCTGCTGTAGATGTTACTCCATCTAAAATATTGAGTTCAGCAGCTGTAGATGTTACATTAGTTCCACCAATATCTAAAGTTGTCATTGAAACTTCACCTGCAACAGTTAATATTGCCGAACCTAAAGTTAATAAATCAGTATCACTTGCACTGCCTATTGTGCCACTATCTTTAATTATTAAATCATCTGCAAAAGTAACAATACCATTATTATCTCCACTAATCCAAGTTGTAGCTGTTGAGCCATCATTACCAGTAATTTTTAATTGTCTATCTCCAGTTCTACTATCTGGATCAACAGTTCCAATAATTACATTTCCAGAACCAGTAGTAATACCAGAGGTGCTATCATTAGCTCCAGCATTATAACCTATAAAAATATTGCCATCTCCAGTTGTAACTTCTCTACCAGCATCTCTACCAATCGCTGTATTTTCTTTAGCTCCAGAAGATACATTCATGGCAAAAGCACCTACAACTGTATTACTAGCAGAATTACTATCTGAGTTTGTACCAGCAAAAGCATTATCACCAACAACTGTATTCATATTTGCATTAACAACTCCTTTACCAGCTTCATAACCAATTAAAGTATTATTACTAGCAGTAGTAAGTGCAGTTCCAGCATCACTACCCACTGCTGTATTTTTATCTCCAGAAGTTAAAGCGTCCAAAGCTCCAATTCCAACACCAGTATTATCTTGTGCAGCATTTAAAGTTCCTGTTGTTGCATGACCAATTAGCAAACTATCTGTAAAATTAGTTCCTTCAATTTTTCCTGGTATTATTTCTCCAGTTACAGAATTAGTTATTGCAACAGCATCTGTTAAAGTTTTATTTGTTAAAGTCTGTGTACCATTTAAAGTTACATCACCAACATTAGATGGTTGAACAACTGTAAAAGTAATATTAACTGAACCAATTGAACCTGAGTTATCTGTAGTACATAAAAATATTTTATCTGCATTAGCTGAACCCTCTTGAACAATTACTAATTGTCCAGCAAGTTCTGCAACAGTATCATAATCTGTATTTCTTGTAGCAGTACCACTAGCAACTACATCATAAATACCATTTTCTGTAGCATCTGTTTGATCTTTTACTAAAACTTTATTGCCTGTAGCAAGTGTAATTCCATCTAATGTATCACCATTTTGTAAATCTGATGATAGTGTAATATTTCCTGTCGTTGCTGTTCTTGTAATAATTCTTGTTTTTAATCCTGTAACTAAATTATCTACATAAACTTTAGTTGCAGCATCTGAACTAGCAGATGGAGTTCCAAGTCCTGTTATAGTACCACCAGATATGGCTACACTATTAGCAGCTTGAGTTGCAATAGTACCTAATCCTAAATTTGTTCTTGAAGTAGAAGCTGATGCTAAATCAGATAAGTTACTAGCTTTAACAACTTTTGCATCTAGTTGAGTTTGAGCATTAGAGCTTAAAGTATTTATGTATTGAAATTCTGTACTGGTAACTGATCCATCAGCAATTTTTGTAGCATCAATTGCAGCAGAAGCATTTATATCAGCATTAACAATTGCACCATCTGTTATTTTAGCAGAAGTAATTTGTGAATCTGCTATTTTTGCAGTTGTGATTTGTGCGTCTGCAATATGTGCAGTATCAATACTGCCATCAACATAGTGTTCTGAATTTATTGAGTCATCAGCTATTTTAGTTCCATCAACAGAGTCTGCTGATAAATGAATTAAGTCTATACTACCATCTACATATTGATCTGAATTTACAGAATTAACTGCCATCTTATCAACTGTGATTTGAGAATTTGCTATGTGAGCTGTGTCTATTGAACCATCTACATAATGCTCACTATCAATACTGTCGTCTGCAATCTTAGTTCCATTAACAGAATCTGCTGCAAGTTTAGCAAGTGTTACTGAACCATCTGCAAGAGTTGCTGTTACAACTATACCCTCTGGTATAGATGAATTTGTTTTTGATAAAGCACCAACATAAACATTTGTAATAGCTTCACTAGCCAAAGAACCACTATCCCAAGTAACATTAACTGTTGTGTTTGTAGAAAATGAAGAACTAGCAATTGTTCCAAAAATTGTACCAGGTGTTGCTGCTGTTAATTTAATTCTTCTTCCAGCATGATAAACAGAAGTTACATCAGCACCAGCGATTGTGAAAGATGTAGCTGATGCGTAAGCAGCAGTAAAAGCACCACTACCATCACCATACTCAATCCATTGTGCATCATTAAACCAATCTCTAGTATTCTTCATTAATGCTCTAATGGCATTATTAAGATTACTAGGAAGCATACCCTCATTAACATCAATAGTATTTAATGAAGTATTATTTGCTTGTGTAGTTGAATAATCTTTAATGTTTGTTGTCATGTTGCTCCTAATTCATAAACCAACTAAAAGCCTTATCGCTTTCAGTATTGTTTTTGTTAATTAATGTATTTACTGCTTCTTCTACTTGTCTTTGAAAAAGCTCTTGTGCTTCAAATGAGTATCTAATGTTATCTATATCTATTTTATCTGACATTATCTTGATCCACCTTGACTAGCTGTTAAATCAATTCCTTGTGCATTAGTCCAAATACTTTCTGCTGGTATTTTAACATTTGCTCTAAAGTATCTACCACTTTGTCTTACAGGGTTTATGCCTGTACTGTTCATAGAACTTGAAGTAGATGTGGTTACACTATCAACTAATCTATCTCTAGTTTTTATAGTTACATTTGCACTTGCATCTACAATTGGTCTAACACCAGTTATATTTGCTCTTAAACCTGGAAACAGCTCTTGTTCTTTTGTTTCAAGTTCAGCTTCTAAAGTTTTTCCAGAAAATATTGCTGCTTTAAAATTTTCATCAACTGCACCTAAATACAAATGTCCTGTTTCCCAAAATGCTGTGTCTAATGAAATATTAATATCATCTAAGTTTTCAGAAATAATATCCATTAGTTCAACTGTGTTTGCTACTACGAATTGTTTAAAGATTTGTGATGCTTTAACTTTAGCGACTGACCACTTTTGAGTTACATAGTTGTATATCAAAAGTTTATCACAAACTCCAGTAGTATTTGGATTATCTTTACTTGGGTATAACCAAATTGCTAAAGTATTAAATGGATCAACTGCTGCTGTAATTCTATCTGTATATGCTTTGTTTAAATCACTATCAAAAAATCTATTTACTTTTTCAGCTCCTATCGGCAAAATTTGGTCGCCATTGATTTGAAAAAATCCATCTGATGCGTAAAAGAAAACTTGTCTATTGTCTTGGCAGACTGTTTGTCCATAAACAGCACCTCTATTAGGTGAAATTACTGAGAACCTAAATATTACGTTACCACCAACAAAATCCATACGAATTATTTGATCTTCTCTAAAAACATAGCCAACTTCACCAGAAGTTATAGCCACAACTTGACCACCTGATCCTGGTAAATCTTGTGTATCTGATGAACTAACACCAGCTTCCCAAGTTGCTATATCGTTTAATCCTGACCAAGCTACTCTGTTTTTAGCACTCACAATATTACCAGTTACTAAAAAATCCCTTACAACACCTGATGTTTTAAAGATTGGTGGTGTTCCATTGTTTGCAATTGTTGATAAATTTTTAAATACTGTTGAAGTACCCATTAAATAATATTGAGCTTCATCAACTCCATTACTAGCAATCACATATTGTCCAAATTGTGTAAATGTAACGTAATCTATATCTGATCCTGTTAAAGGAGTTCCACCATAAAAATTAGTAGTAGTTAATCTTGTAGTGTCAGATGATACGTTAGTTAAATTCTCATTTCCAATTGTTGCTCTTGTAACAGTAACAACTGCATTTGAAACTGTCGCTGTAAAATCAGCATGACCATCAATAGTATTTTTTAAATTTGTGGCAGTTGTATTATTATTTGTTTGTACTTGAAACTGATTAGTAGATGGACTTCCAGTAGCTGACGTAAAAACAACTGTTGTGCCATCATTTTTTTTTAAAGTTA